ATGGCTCTTAACGGCCGCATCAACGTGGACGTGCTGTTTCACGACACCGATGGCACCACGTCGCTTAAGGTCGTGAGCCTTGAGGACTCCACCGAATACTCGGACGGAAAGGTTGCGGTAGTCACCGGCACATGCGGCACGACCGCCGCGAGCGTGGCCACCGCACCGTCTGTGTACAGAGACGCCAGCGGCACTGCGGTCACGTTTTCCACGATTGAGCGGATCGCGTTTGCGTCTCCTAGTCTCGCTTATGTGGATTGCCAGCAGCGAGGCCAAGGCGGAGATAACGCCATTGCCAGCCGTAACGGCAAGGCCAGCATTGTTGATACGCCGGCTGTGTCGTTTGTGTACACGACTTCCGGCACTGCGTCTTACACCCTAGTCATCTACGGCACATGATCGACCCAGGCAGGCTCCGCGAGCGGGTGACGATCCAGCAGGCCACCGAGAGCCGCAACGCTCTGGGTGAGACCACGCTGGCCTGGTCGACGTTCTCGGAGCGGTGGGCGAGCGTGGACGGCGTGACGGCCCGCGAGGCCCTGGGGGCCGGGCAGCTCGAGGTGAGCATCACGCACCGGGTGCGGCTGCGGTACGTGGCCGGGCTGACGCAGCAGATGCGGCTGCTGTGGCGTGGCCGCACGCTGGAGATCGTGAGCCTGCTTGAGCACAACAACCGCAGCGAGCACGAGCTGATCTGTCAGGAGACTCCCTGATGGCACAGGTGTTCGGGGTCGCCGGCCCGCTGATCAAACTGGCCCTTGGTAAAGGCAAGGCCGCCAAGGCTGAGTTTTCGCTGCAGCCGCTGGAAAGCGTGGTGGCCGCCCTCAAGCAACTGCCGCCCGACATCAGCAACAAGTACCAAGCGGCTGCCCTGCGAAAGGCTGCCAAGCCTGGCAAGGAAGCCCTGCGGAATCAGGTCTCGCAGTTGGGCCAGGTTACTGGCAACCTGCTGGCCAGCGTCACCGATGTGACCCGGAAGTACACGAACAACCGGCAACGGCTCCCGGTGACGGTCGTGGTGGTCGGGTTCCGCAGGCCAACAAACGCCAAAAGCCAGAAGATGGCAACGCCTGCCTTTGAGGGCGGCAGCGTGCTCAAGGGTCCGAATCGGGCTTACCATTCGCATCTGGTTGAGTACGGCACGCAACGACGTACGCCTGGTCGGACTCGACGTACCAAGCGACGCCGCGTCGTTCTTGGCGGGAGGGTTCGCACGGTTGCCCAATCCATCAAGGAGGCACCAGCCAACGCCCGTGGAATCCTGTCGTCGTTCGGCACTCGCGGCCCATTCGTCGGCGGCGGCAAGGGGCAGTACCCGAAGGACTTCATTGCCCGTGGCTCAGTCGGCCCGTCGCCCGCCCGCCGGCCGCTGGCAAAGGCCCTGGCGGCCTCACGCTCGCAGATGCAGAGCGTGCTGGATGCCCAGATGAAAAACGCCCTGGCTCAAGCCCTGCGGGCGTACGGGCGAAAGTTCAACGACCTGGGGGACTTCAAGCCATGATGAAAAGCCCCGAGCAGGTACTGATGCGGCAGCTGACGCAGCACCCAGCGACGGCCATGCGGCTCGGCCTGCGGGTGTTCCCCGTGGTGGCCCCGGTGTCGGCCGGCCTGCCGTTTGTCGTGTACCAGCGAGCCCAGATTGAGCGGAGCCAAACGCTGGCCACACCGCTGGGCCTGCCACGGGTTTCGGTGCAGTTCGACCTGTACGCCGCCACCTACGAAGAGGGGCGGCAACTGGCCGACACGATGCGTGAAACTCTGGATGGGTGGACGGGTTCTGCGTACGGTGTAGTTATCAGCCAAACCTCGCTGGAGAACGAGCGGGACGGCTTCGTGCAACTGGACGGCAGCGAGCTGCCGCCGGTGTACCAGATCACTCAGACCTACGATGTATGGTGGCAGGAGAATAACTTATGAGCAGCATTACCACGCCTCATGCCAGCACCGGCACACGGTTTTCTTTCGGTGGCACCACGTTCACTGTCACCAGCATCACCTACACGATTGGTGCGACCGGGGCCGCCGACCAGATCGACGTTTCCCACCTCGGTCAGACCACCGGCGAGAGCGTTGCCACCCTGGCCCGCCCGCTTGTCGGATCGGCCGGCGACAGCGGCAAGACGGTGTCGATTGAGTACATCGGAACCAATGTCATCAATCAGAACACCACCGGCACGCTGACGATCACCGGTGGCATCAGCGTCTCCGGTCCCGCCACGTGCAACAGCTCGAGCGTGACGCTCACGGTGAATGACGCCATCCGTGGGTCTGCTGAGTTCCAGCTCGCCTAATCGCCAAGGGGGCCGCCCGTGGCGACTTACAGCACCGGCATCTCGGTCACGTTTGACGGCGTGGCATTTACCGAGGTGCAGTCTTTAGCGTGGAACTACGGCGGCAGCCTGCCGCGTGGGCGTGCCAACAGCTTCACCGACGAGCCAGGTGAAGTGAGTGTTACCTGCCTGGGCACGGCCAACACGGCCGTGAGCAACTACGGCAAGCGTGATGACCTTGCGATCACGGGCGGCGGTGCAGCCCTGACTTGCAAGGCCGTGTACCAAGGAGTTGCCGTCGCGCCGCAACTCAACGGCGTGACGCAGTACACCGTCACGTTTCGCATTCTCGACAACTAGGAGCCGCCATGGCTGATCTCACGATTGCCGACATCATCGGGGCCGACGACCTGAACATCCTGACCGTGAAGGTGCCGGAATGGAAGAAGGACGGCGAGGCTGGCACGGTCTACCTGCGGCTCATGACCGTGGGCGAGCGTGACGCCTATGAGTGCGAGTGGCTCGCCAACAAGGAGAAGGGCGTGCCCAACTTCCGCAGCAAGTTCCTGGCCCGGTGCCTGTGCGACAAGGACGGCAACCGGATCTTCACTGACGCCCAGGTCGAGCAGCTGGCCACGAAGAGCGTGGCTGTGGTGGACCGGTTGTTCAAGCGGGCCATGAAGCACAACGCAATGTCGATGTCTGACGTGGAGGAGTTGGCGGGGGAATGAACGCCCGGCCGTCGCTGCAGTTCGCCATGCGGCTGGCCGGGCACCTAGGCATGACGTTGGGCGAGTTGTTCCGGCGGATGGATAGCAGGGAGTTTACGCAGTGGCTGGCCTACCACCTGTATTACGAGCCGATCGGTGGGCACTGGGAGCAGACCGGAACGCTGGCCGCCGCAATGCTGGCACCGTACACGCCTCGAGGCAGAAAGATTGAGCCGGCAGACTTCATCCCGAAGCACAAGAAAGCACCGCAACACGAAACACAGATCGCAGAAGTGCTGAAACAAATGGCACGCGATCTCGGGCAGCAGTAACCATGGCAACCGTAGCACTCGGCTTTCAGATTTCCGCATCGGCCACGCAGATGGCCGGCGGCATCAACACCGCTGCGGTCGAGTTGCAGAAGCTGGGCTACGCCGCCAAGAAGACGGCCACCGACGTGGCAACGTTGAAGGGCATCGAGATCGGGCGTGTGTTCGTCAACTCGGTGCAGTCTGTTGCCAACACCTTCAACAACTTCACCAGCGGTGCTGCCAGCGCCATTGAGCAGACGGCCAACCTGAGCCGGTCGCTGGGGATTTCCTATCAGCAGTTGGATCAACTGCAGATCGCTGCCGACTTGGCGGCCGTCTCCAGCGAGACGTTGGCCAATGCGTTCACGCGTGCCCAGGTGACGATCTCGCAGGCCGGCAAGGGCAGCAAGTCCGCCGAGGCCGCCCTAAAGACGCTAGGGCTGTCTGTGACCGACCTGGAGGGCCGCACGTCGGACGTGCAGTTTCAGACGCTGGCCAACGCCATTACGCAGATTGCCGATCCCACTGAGCGGGCCGCCGCAGCGGTCGCCATCTTCGGGCGGTCAGGTGCCCAGTTGCTGCCAGTGTTCGCAGAGCTGAGCACCAACCTCGACACCGCATCCACGTTTTTGGCGAAGTTTAACGGCGGGATCACTGCCGCCCAGGCGGAGCAAGTCATGGCGGTGGGCGACGCCTTCCAGTTGGTTGGCCTTGCTGTGCAGCAGCTGGCGGGCCAGGTGCTGGCAGAGCTCAGCCCTGTGCTGACTGAGGCCGCCGAGGGCATCGTGGATTTCATTTCCAAGATCGACGTCACCAGCGTGGCGAACACCGCAGCCGGGGCAATCGAAA